ATAACAGCAAAAGCAATGTAAGCTACACCTAGTATGGAATGGGCGATTGTGAAAAGATTTTTATTTATTGGTACACTTATTTCGTTTGGTGATAGTATTTTTACGACTGTTTCGGTATTCTTTTTCTTTCTAGCTTCTTCCGACTCAAGAAACATTTTTGGTTGAAGTACTTTTACTGCATCGAGTGATGTACTGGATTTGATGACCCCAAGACTGTTGGACATTTTTTTTTAATTTACCTATTATTTTTTTTCTTATTACGCATAATTATAGTTAACAAAATTGTCAACAGTAGTATGATGAAAATTATTTGACTGTTGTTATTTTCTTTTGGTGATAGATATTTATTCCTACATTCATCATATGTGAATATTTTCTTGCCTATCTTTCTGTTTACATGATTATGTGCTTTATTTATATATTTTGTCAAATCTTCTCTTGAATTTAGATGTTGCGATTCCGTAGAAAGTGTACTATTTACATATTCAGTAAAATCATTTCTGCATCTTTTACAAGGAAGTACTCTTGAAAAATATGTTAAAAACAGATACATATTCTGCTTATCTTCTACTGTAGGATGATTTTGATATGTGAAAGAAACGGTGTGTAAAAATCTCCAGGCGGCCGGTCCCCAATTTGAAATACTAAGTTCATGAGACATTTCTTTTAATTAAATCATCAAATTTTTTTTTATGTAAACACGAAAAGAAACAATAATGCAGACTGCATGTGATATTGTCTATGATCTCCCAACTACCAATTCACGTTCCAAAAATTCACTATGCAATTTAGTAATATGTGTACTTGTTATACTAATACTCTACAACACAATTTCACAACCTTATATTCCATATACACACGATTTACCCAAAATGGTATCATCCATGGCTGCTTCTATTGGTCTTGTTTCTGGAGAAGAAGATGATGGTCTACAATCTGAGGGTGATAAATTATCCAAAGCGGATGCAAAAAATTCTAAAGAAGATCCAGAGGCATACAAAACTCAATCAGAAGAAGAAAAAAAAGAATTGACTGAAAAAGTTGCTAAAGTTATTAAAAATGCCACCAACATTATAGTCATGGTATGGGCACCTTGGTGCCCACATTGTCATGGTGCAATGGGTCCATTTGAAGAAGCGTCAAAGATGTGTCCTGAAACAAAATTCTTGATGATTAATTCCGAGGCTGTCGATAAAGATATGTTCAGAGGTGATGATGCTGTTGTACCAATTACACATTTCCCATTTATTTGCAGAATGGAAGATGGTAAAACAGTAAAAGTATTTAATGATGAACCTACTTCTGAAAATATTGTAAAAGATATGGTTCCTGAAAAAACCGAAGAAGAACCAGCTACGGTGGAAGAAGAACCTACTTCAACAGAAGAAACCGAAACCTCGGAAAATACTGAAACAAATCCACTTGATGAACTTTTCCGTTGAACAGATTGAGAGACATTCTTAAATCTCATACCATGTTTGAAATAATTCTTTTTTTTTTCAAAATTGTTTCTGTGGTTTCATCTGGACCATATTTAAAGGTTCGTTTTATATTCGGGAATCTTATTTTTTGCCATTTGTATAATGTTTCTTCGTCTGGTAAGAATGAGGCGGGTATTACAGCATCTACTCCACATTTTGGGCATATTATTGTGGAAGTATCCTTAAGTAATACATTTGAATAGCAATTAGGATAACCAAGACAATGTATACATCTTGCTCCTTTCATATCATTTCTAACCGCATCTAAATTATTCTTGGTTAGATAGTTGTATGGAAAAATATTAAAACACATTTTTCATTTTTTTTTACCATGGAAATAAAAATTTAAATTACTGAAAGTTCAGATGTTTGTTCTACATAGGAACTTGTATATATGGACACATTTTCCATAAGATTTAACCGGTTCTTATATACAAATCTTATCCAAAAAAAGAAAAAACCACCAGTGAACAATGTAAGAAAACATGTGATTGCAAATAAATATGGTACTTTGCTAATATCACAATATAACACCATTATTAAAGATGATATTGTAACCGTAAATGCGATGAATGCTAATGCTGCTACTACTCCTTCAGTTTTACATTGTTTCTTATTTTTCACATTTAGAACAACATTATTGAAATTAGAAAGGCATACTGAACATTGATTTTTACCAGATTTATTGACCATTTTTAACAAGCATTTTTTATGTATAAATAAATCTTTGCATCCACAAGGACTTTTTATTCCACCTGGTTCTGTACATATGTAACATTCACAATCTTCTGACATTTTTAATAAGGTTTTGGTGAATAGAAAAACACTGATTACAATATACTATGAACTATAAATTTTAACAAACGGAATAGAATCATGTTTGCGTGAAGGATTTGGTCGAAACACTCTGCCTATCAATTGCGTTCCAATTTTTGGTGGTATATCCCCAACCATCACAACAGCATCTGCACTTTTGAAATCGACACCAACTAAAACCCCACTATTTTCATTGTTGTTGCATAATAAAGCAATTGGTTCTGGAAATCTCTCAACAGAATCAAATCTTTCTTTTATTGATTTAAATCCAATACCTTTTCCATTTGTTGCAAATTCTGTATCATAAACGTTGATGACTGAGTTTGAATTGATTGTATCGATAAACTTGTTAACCCCTTCTCCACTGAGTTTATAAATATTAACCATTAGTAGAATACGTTTATAATCATGTTTGACAAGTGATTCTAGTGCTAGTTTCATATTTTTCATTTGCATATTATTTGTATCTGTATTGAAAAAGACTGTAGAAGAAAGCGTTTCTTGTTTCAAAAATTCACAATTCTTTTCAGGAGCAAATGGGATCCCAACATGATTAGCAAGTGGTGTTCTGCAGAATGCACATTTGTTCCATTGATAATGACAACTTGCACAAACACAATAACTACAGCATGTCATCATTTGTACTTGATCTGTTTTTGTGCAACAAATAGGACATTCTTCTGAGAATTCTTCCATTCTTTCTACCATTCTCTTAATCTCTGGATTGGATACCAGTTCAAAATTTTGCTTGTCTTTTATTTTCTTGATTCTTTCGATAATATGGCTTATCGGAATGGAAGGGTTATTCTTTAATAAATCATTGAGTTCTTTCATTCCACTATTTTCATAATCAATATTATGAATTGGAAGTTTTGATCGTAAAACATTATTGAAAGATGCAGGAACAATATCTTCAGATGAGTTCATAAGATGAGAGTTTAATGTTCCCCGCCTAGATTTTATGTATATAAAGTTCATTTCCTTTGGAATAAGTTCTTCAAGATCTAAACGTATTTGATTTCGAAATCCCATTGGCATAAATTGCATTAATTTACAATATTGTTCGATGCATGTTTGTGCGCGCCTGAAATCACAACCATTTAAAAGTCTTTGTAACCATATGGGTGAAATAAGTTCACCACCAAATGCTTCTTTCAACCAGCTTGTGTTTCCCTGTGTGACATTCTTTAAAGCACCTGGTGTTGCTTGTGGTAATAAACGAATCAATACATTTGATTTATCAGTAAGTGTTTTTTCTTTAGGTGTATCAATCGTCATTTCATCAGTAATACAAATTGCAACGTTTATCTCTGGGTATTTTCTTAACTCTTCATTCAGTTTTGATATTTGTAAAAACCAAAATACCACAGTATTTTCACTTTCATATGCAATTTTTGTAGAATGATTTTGACTTTGTCCATCCCAAATTTCATAGTTTATTTCTGGTGTGATACGTTTGAATTCATCTTGCAATCTATAAAACTCATTAATCCAATGATTATGAACACCACCTGAACCACATATAATGACCATTCTTGCAGTTATAGGATTTTCAATACCACTATACGCAATTCCAGAACAGCGATCAGTATGCTGTTTTTTAATATTTTCAAAGAGGATTGTGAGTAATATATTTGAAATGGCAAGACATGTTGATGTTTTTCCACTTGCTGTTGCAAGTGCAATGATATTAATAGTTTGAACGGTTTCTTTCATCGATGAACACCGGCTTCCTAATCCAATTCTACGTTTTTTACCCTTATTATCACGTTGTATTTCTTGTAATTGTTCACTAGTGATTTCTATGGAAGTAGATGTCGAAAAAGGACGAAAACAAATAAAAGCAATGTATAATCTCTGCCATGGTGTAAATAGTAAGTTGGTACCACCACGTGGTGTTTTTTCTATAATTTTTGCGAGTTCATTTATTTCCAATGAAGAAATCCATTCATTAAGTTTATCTTCCATATTATTGTAAAAATTGATATCTTGAGTAGGAATGGATAACCATTTTTCGGTTTCTACATCTGCGGATTGAGCAAACATTCTATAACTAATAGTTTTTAGATTTGCGTGTACTGGCTTTTCAAAAAAATCAGAAAAATTATTATAGTCTGATGTGTTCCCATACAATTTCCTATTCATTGATGTTTTGATATGGATCGCAGCCGCAATGGAATCATCGCTAGGGGTTTCATCCATGAACATAAGACGTGGACTCAGTGTTTGACCCATGTACCAAACAAATTATTGAAAATCAAGTTTGACTGCATTCATTTCATTTTCAATTCTTTTCATTTTTACGATACTTTCAACGACTTTTGTAAATTCTTGGTCAAGATTATGTAACATATCTATTGTTTTGGGTTGATCTACATTCCTTATTCTGCTTCTTAGTATTCTTAAACTTGTTTTTAACCAATCTTCCACATTTTTCACAGTATCGTTTTTTGTTATTTCTTTCATTGTTCCGTAATCTATAATAAACCATTTATTTTTAGTTATCGAGAACATTATATTACCAGGATGTAAATCCATATGTATTAAGTTGTGTTTTTCGTATAATTTACTTAAAATATGCGCGATACTTCTCAATTCTTTTATATGGGTTTGAACACTTACAGTATCTACTTGATTAACAATATTTTGACGTTGAGGTGTAAGTGTACCATCATCCTCTTCAAGAATCGCTTCGCGTTCTTCCCAAATATCAAGAAGTGTAGAAAATGAGTAGTCTAATTTTTCAAATACAATTACACCAGCATCCCAAAAATCACTATTGTTTACAATGTAATGATTTATGACACTGGGACCATATCCGTTAGACGCGGCGAGGGTTGCACGTTCTACTTCCTTTTCAAAATCTTCTTTGTAATAAGGTTTTCTATCTTCATATATTGGTTCATTTTCAACTTTATCAAAGAGAATGATTTTACAATAATACTCTCCCATGTCGTATCCGATACCACTCATAGTTTCCTTCCCTCTTTGTGCGATTTCTTGTATTTGTTCAGGAGTTAGATATTCCTTCATGGAAGATGAAGAAGCTCTATAAAAATATTCTATTTTATCTCTCATTTACTAAAGAGAGGAATAAAAGTCTTAGAGTCTCAGAGTCTCAGAGTCTCAAAGTCTCAGAGGTTAGTGAACGGTATTGTTGTGAAAAATTCATGTCAATCAGTTTTTTTACAAATCACAACTCTTGATATCAAATGATTGTAAGAAGTCATAACATTTACGATCCAAGTATGGTAACAGAATTTAATGTACCATTTTTCATACACCCATATAATTACATTCATATGACGGAAAAACATGTCAAACTAAAAAAAAAAAGAAGACAATTATTTCATGCTTTAATACCGATTTCATTATTCTTTCTTATACTTTATTCTATCTAAAAAAGACATTCATCTTCCGTACATGTTTACAAATACCATCAAACTGGGATTTTCCCATGGAATAATCTCTTTATATCTTATTTTTTTCTTAATAGTTTTCCCATCACATAAATTGTTGTCAATATCTGCAAGCGCACCTTTTAAAAGTTGATCGCAATTAGAGTTAAAACTTGGTAAACACCAACGTCCCCAAATAGTAAATGATTCATACATTTTTGGATTGGATGTCGTAAAAAAATTCACAAGCTTTGACATTTTTTTTGTATTTAAGTAACATATTTTTCAAGGTACAATTTGATGAAACGTGTATGAAATAGTAAATCAGTTTCGTTCTTTAAAAAATAATTGTATGAAGAAATGAAAACACTTTTGTTACTTTGTTTATTTTTAAAGGTACAATCCTTTTCATACAATCCGAGTTACAAAAAAATAAGCACTTCCAAAAAGTATTTGAGTAATATCGAAGTTGCACACTTGGAAAGAAGAAAATGTCGTCGTATTTTACATGAAATTAGATATACTTCTTTTCATGAAGGTGATGAATTCGAAGACGAAAAAGATAGGATTATAAGAATTTCAGATTTACTTGATGAACAGTATGAAACTATCTGACTCTAAATTTCTTTTATTTTTTGAGTTTGATACTTATTGAATACAGATATTTGTTCTTGTGGTTCACCATCAATTTTGTACTGACAATCTTCTATATTGTATTTATTATCTATCAAAAAATCAAGAATGGTTTCAATATGCAAGGCACCCATGATTACAATCGTACTATCTTGTTCGTTTAGAGTCAAGATATTTCCAATTGTATAAATTTCTATCATGAATGAGTGTATGTCGTGTATAGAACCTTCGATGAATTTTTTTATGAAGAATTCTTTTATCTTTTCAATATCAGTTTTGTCTATATTTTCAAATACTCTTTTAAATTTAGATAATATTTCATAATCCTGTTGTTTCAACATTGAAGTTTGCAACAATTCCATATCACACTCTTCAATCGTTTCTAAGCAATAAAGCGTATCATCATCGAATAAAAGTTTATACAAGTCCTCAAAACTTATATTGTGTAAGAATTCATATTCACCATAAAATCGTATATCGACTGGTACTACATTTATGCCTGGGTGTATGTGTAAAAAGTCTTCTAAAACATCAATCGATGGTTCTTTTTTTATTCTTTTATTCCACTCATCATCATTTATATTGTGTAAACTTTTAGGAAAATTAAAATATAGATCAGCACGTGTTTCGAGAAGAACTAATGTATTTGATTCACTTCTATCTTCTGTTTTGAAGTTTTTAAAAAAGTCAATGTATGAATAAATGTTATTTCCTAGATTGGCAAGCTTAGCTTTTTCCTTATATTCTGGATTAAATATTTCTTGATGGTTGTCACCTATTAAAAGAATAGTTTTTTCCCCCTTTGTTGTGAAATAGGTTGTATGTGGACCAATCAATACTGTTTCATACATTTTATAAAAACAAATAAAAAAAGGTTTATATGGTAATTGTATGCGTAATTATATGAACAACATCCAAGCACCACATCCAGAACTATTCTCCTCTCTCACTGTTTGAATCTAATTAAAAACAATAATAATATGATGATATTACAAGTTTTGATTTGCCAATTGACGTGTTACATTAGGTATAGATATTTCTTCAAATTCAATATTTTCCTTTAAAAAATCTGTATCCATCCTTTCTACTATTGGGATGATAACTTTTTCCATTGTATTCTGTTGACAACAACAGTCCAATATTTTTTCTATATTTGTAGATTCTATTTTTTTAGATTCTTCCATAAAAGTATTAGAATAACGAGATGATAATGCATTTACCATACATATAGTACTAAGTTTTTGTATTTTTGATATATAAAGTTGTGTATTGTATATTTGTAATGTACAGCAATATTTTGCAGACAATTTGTTTGATGTTATGGTTCCAAATACGACAATTATAGAAAA